TCTTACCTAACAGGTTGTCGCTATCCATCGAGCCGAAGTGATCGTAAGTGTAGAAGTTCCCGTTACCTACCGTCTCTTCAAACGCTGGTCTCAGTACCTCCTCACTTGTATCGTCTTCCTCAAGGTGGATAGGTTTGTTTATGTGGATGCCCATGATACCCAAGGCGGTACGCCTGACTGATTCTTCAAGAGCTATGTATCCTACCTTCTCTCCAAGCTGTAGTATGTGGTGAGCTATCTCTCTACAGAATAACGACTTACCGATACCACTACCTGCACACACGGTTACTAGTTCTCCTTGTCTCAGTCCAAGTGTCAGCTCGTTCAACCCCGCATACGGATACGGTATAGATTTACTGTGTTGCTTATCAGCGATAACATCCCACAACTCTTTACCGTTTACGATACCGTCTGGTCTGTACTCTCGGGCTTCATATAAACACGACACTAACTCACGGGCTTTACCGCTTGTCAGCATATCAGACGGGTCTTTCAGTGGTATCTCTGCGATGTACGCTTTGCCGGGTGTTAATAATCCCGCACATTCAGCTGCTGCTTTCCGTCCCACATCATCCATATCAAAGCAGAAAACAATCTTATCGAATCGTTCTAGCCAATCAATAGCTTGCGATACAGCCTTCTTAGCGGCAGGTGCTCCGTTCGGTACAGATACTACAGGCCACTTGTTATCCATTGCTTGACTGGTACTAAGAGCGTCGATCTCTCCTTCGACTACAACGACACGCCGACCTCCCTCTTGCCACAGGTGCTGACCGTACAGTCCTAATATCTCTCCTTTAGTGTGGAACTTCTTGTTAGGTGTACGAATCTTTTGTCCACAGACTTTACCGTCTCTAGTTTTATAGTTAGCTATCTGCACCATCTCGCCGTTGTACATGCCTGCCCAGTACCCCCACTTTCTACAGGTGTCTTCGGTGAGGTTGCGTCGTTCTATAGCTGTTGGTTTTCCTTGTACATAATCTCTCGGTGTTGGGGAGGTGGTTTCATTCTTCATTCGTCCGGCTCCAACGTGATCGTCGCAACTGAAACAATGGGTGCTACCGTCGTCGTTGGTGGACAATGCGTCACTTGATCCGCACTTACTGCATGGTTGATGGGTGGTTGTGAAAGCCATGATTTAGGTATAGTTTTGTTTGCATATAGTATATTCTTTTTCTCACACCATTTAGCGTAGGTGGTGTCGCTTCCCTTACGAATCTTATTAGAAGCATTCATAAATACTAGTCTTATGTCTAGGTGTGGATGCTGCTCTCTAACTAGTAGATGCTTCGTTCTATCCTCCACTGTCCATACACCCTTGGCTTCTATGATGATGCCGTTGGGTAATATGAAGTCGGGAGTATAAGTTGCCGTCTTAGTGTATTCTAACTTTAACGTTTCGTATTGGAAACTGACACCACCACGCTGAAGTTGGTGTGCTAATTTAGCTTCGAATCCGGAACGATAATTAGAAGTTCGCTGTGAGCGTTTCCGTTGTTTCTTCTTCCGCATCAAATGCTCCGGTCAAGTCTTCACCTCCATTAGCGATGTATCCTTCTTCCGAAGTAAACCCGAATGCATCTGCACTTGGAGTGTTTACACCACCGTTGGATAGTTCGATCACTTGTACAGCAGACAACTCAAAGGTCACCCCAAACCCCTGACTAGCTACGTACCAGAACTTCGGACGGAATGCCACGTTCACTTTGGAACCACCCCATACTTGTACATCCTCAGGTAACTTATTACCAGCGGCGTCAAACAGAGCGATAGATAACTCGTACTCCGTACCGTCCCGTCTTCTACCTCCAGCTTTCAGTTTGGCTTTTAACATATGACCGCCGTCTACTTCGGTAAAAGGTAATCCCTTCTGCTCGATCTTTTTACCGGGGTTAGCTTCCATGACGTCTCGTAACTCAGCCTCGTATAACGGCTTTAACTTGTCTACGATTCCTTGTTTAGTTGCGTCGTCGATAACAAGATCACAACTCCATACGCCGTACTCATCAAACCTTTTATTCGGTTCATTCAAGTGGGCGTATCTTGCAGTGCCTTGTGCTTTTATTATGTCGTGTTTCTTACGTGCTTTTACCATTTCTCTTAGTGTGTTATTGGTTATTAAGATAACAGATACTGCTGGCGTTTAACTGCAGAGACATCAAGGTCTCCAAGCTCCGGCACATCCGGCAATACTGCTTCTGGGTTGTTGTTGATTTGCTCCATTCGGAACTCAGTCAGGAGATCAACAGTGAAAGTTTTAGCGTACATCTCTCTTACTATTTGGTGTATCTTTCTAGCATTACAAGCGTGGGTCACGAAACAGTCATGTATAGTTGCTAAGTCAAAGTCAACCTCATTAGCTACTTGATGGACGATACAAGCGTCAAGGCTGTGGATAAAGTTAGCAGTGATAGAGTTACATTGTCCTCTTTCATCTATGTTATCTCCAAGCTCATCTGTTGTTATACTGATGCTCATGTTTTGGAACACAGACTCCACCTTTAACTTCTTAAACTTGCGGTAGCTCTGCACCACTTTGAATCCTGTAGGTGTAGACCAAGTGATCGGTTCATCGCACCCTAATCCACGTACACAAGCACGAAGGAACTTCATCACTCTGTTTACTGGGCGACACGTTTGATCTGCTAATCGATTGACGATCTTACATAAATAGATAACAGCAGTTAACATCTCACCAGTCGATGACCAGTTGTGATTTACTCCGATACTTTTAAAGACATCTTGTACGAGGTTGTAATGAGTAGCACCATACGGACGGTTCATAATGGCAAGCTTCGCTAACTTTCTGCTGATACCAAACCTTAACCACTCCTGTGCAAGCACACCTCCGTCGGCCTGTAGCTCATCGTACACACGGTCAGCAAACTCTTGGTACATATCGTTAGCTCGGTCTTCCTCCACTAAGTTACACATACGTCCGATCTCTTTGTCCCGCAATAACAAACTCAGTATCTGCATACCGTTGTTACTACAATCCTGACGAACAGGTAGATACGATACGTATCCGTACCCCTCCTCTGTGAATTGCTTAAACTCCAAACAGAATCGAAGGAAACAAAACGGATCACTTGCGTCAGTCCACCAATCGGTTCCGTGTGGGTCATTCGCTGCTTCAAGTATAAAGTTCTGTCGTTTACCTACCCACTCAAGTCGCTCCGCTCGTGTACCTTTTACTCCCCACATATTAGCTCCGTGTATAAGTACAGCTTCCAAGTCCTCTTCATCCACCACCTGCTGTCCGTTACTAAAGTCCAACAAACTCTTCGCTAAGTCAGAACCTTGTGGGTGTAAGTAGTACGGAATAGCGTACACTCTGCCTCGGTAATCGCAACGATACGGAAAGTAAAACTTGTCCCAATCACTATATATCTTAGCTAGGTGAAGGACACGTAAGGTCAGGTAACGCTTGCTACTGTTCGCTTCATTCATCTGCTTGATGTCCTTTTGCTTCAGCTTCCACGCCCTCAGTTCCGTCTCGTCATTACCTGTGTACCTCGGTTGCTCTGGTATCTCGGAGAAGTTCGGTATGTTTCCAACCACTCGCTTGTTGTCGTAACACTTTCGAGTAATTTCTAAAATCTCTTTGTTAATTTTCCAACTTACCTTCTGAAGTTTATTAACAGCACTGAATGCGTGTTCGTAAGAACGCTCGTAATCCTTGAACCAAGACATCGGTTTCCCTGTGAAGAACTCCTGTGGTGGCATATGCTTTAAGCTGTACCCTCCACCCACTAATGTGTACCAATCAATCGGTTGGTCAGGTAATGCCATCTTGAATACACGGGTCGTCTCTTTCCACGCGTCAAATCGTTTGACCCAGTCCGTATACTCACCACTCGGTACACATATACGCTCAGGTTTGTGTCCCTTCTGAGTGCCAACAGCAAAGCCTATCTCCCATACACCAGTCTCAACTCGTATCTCTTCCAATAACCAAGCACCCAGTCCCGCCTTACACTTAGTATCCCACAGCGTGAAGCGTTCCTCTTCGTAGTCGTAAAACTGCTTGAGCTTCATCGCTTTGGATCGGTCGTCAAGAGCAAGTAAATCTTTCTTGTGTGGATGCATCAGCTCCATCGCTTTGTCCCATCGTGCTTGGTTCTCAAATGCTTTGCCGATCTTATACGCCATCCGTCCGACAGGTAAATTAAATTGGAGGTTATCAAGCACGGTCTGTAAAGCCATCGATGCTATCTGATACGGACACATATCCAATACAAAGGTAAGGAATAACGGAGTGGTGTGCTCGGTGTTGCCTCCGAATGTGTACATAAAATCATCCACCCTCTTACCTAACCTCGGAGCCATGACCCGTAGCAATCGTTTCGCAGCTTCGGTCGATGAAGACTCACCCTCTGCTCTCAGCTTTGCTTGGCGGTTACGATACGCTGTGCGTCCCCACTCCCTCATTCTCCAAGTTGGGCCACGAGTTTGTTTCTCTTCGCTCATAATGATAACTCTAATTGTTCAGGTCTTATCCAAGCAGCAGCACTTTGATCGCACTCTATGTAATCGGCAATAACTGCAGCTCGTTGTCCTCTAGTTGGTGAAGGATAGTATCC